CTGGTTGATCGTGTAGCCTTCTGGAACCGAACCGTTGTTCTTCAGAGCGTTGATATCGTTGTCAGTGGTGCCGACGCGAAGTTCGGTTTCCAACAGACGAGTAGCAACGAACTGGAGTGACGGAGGAACAATCAGCTTCTTCGGCTTAGCGGCAATCAGCAGACCACGTTCGTCCGTCCACGCAGCGATCTGAATAACTGCGTTTTCCAACGAAGTTTCATTCAAGTCAGCAGCCGTGGAAGGCGTGTTGCTGTTCGTACCACCAGAGACCAGCGGGTGAGACGCGCTGAACAGAGGCTTACCATCACCACCAATATAGGCAGTGTTGAAGCCATTGTTAATAACAGCCGCTGCTTTGACCTGCTTGGTGTACGCCATCGCACGAGCCAGAGCCTTGGTGTAGCGAGCAGACAAGCTGTCGTACAGATTGTCCTCGATGGCCTCTTCGGTCAGCGAGAAACCCAGAGCAATGGTTTCGTGGTTGTAGCGAGCAGTCCATGCTTCCTGACCGTTGTCATACGCGATGGCTTGGCCTTCGTTTTTGACTGGTGCGGCAGAGAAGCCAGACAGCTTGGTCTCTTCTTCAAAAGAACGCTCGGAAGTCTCGGTATCGTAGATTTCCTTGTGCTCTTCGCCGTAGCGAGCATACTCAAGACCGAACAGGGCGTTGAGACCCGGAAGGAGTTCCTTGAGTAGTTGGGCGCGTGAAATTGCCATTTTAAGTTACTCCTTAGATCGCAACTGCGTTCTGGTAGGCGTGGTAACCAAAGTTCCACTTAACCAGTACTTCTTGATACCCGTTGAACGTCAACGTACCGGCGGTAATAGCTGCGCTGGTGTTAGCCGACAACGTAACCGAAGTACCCGAAACAGCCGCTACGACAGTACCAGCAGCAATACCGGTGCCAGTAACCAGCATACCCGTAAGGATCTGCGTGTTAGAGGCAGTCAGCGTCACAGCCGTAGAACCGCTGGAGGCGGTGCCAACTGAAGTAGTAACGAGTTGAGTTTCAGGAACCAGACCAACAATACGGAACGGCGAAGTCGTCGTGCGACGGATGTTGCCCGAAGCCAGCATCAGACCGACGTTTGAGTTACCAAACGCGTTGCTGCCGCTACCCGTGTTAGCCGTAGCCGTTGCCATCGAGGTCAGGTTAGTACCCAACGCCAGAGCAGGAGCTGCACCAATAACAGGCGTGCCGCTTGCGTTGTACGCAATCATCGCGGACTTCATGATCACATCGTAGTCATCAAGAATGTACGCAACTGCATCATATGCAACCGTGCTAGCCGCCCAATACTGGAAGCGCTGCTTGCCGTATAGAGGACCGCTACCCGTTACTGTAGCCGTGCTACCGGGAGTGTATTCACAACCAAGGAAGATACCCAGAGTGCCGCCAGTTTCCGAAGCAGCCGAGTTGTACGCCAGACCAGAAGTGATCAGTGTGCCGTCCGAAGTGAACTTAACCGGGTCGCCATAAAACAGGTTAGCGCTGTAACCACTGGCAATCGGAATCATCCGCGTCGAACCCGCAAAGACTTGACCACCGATCAAGTTCTGCGGAAGTAGCCCGTAAGGGCCGTTAATGGTCGGATAAGCCATTTAAGACTCCAAAAAAGTTAAATACCTTTGCCGAATCGAACCTCGGACTTGTTCTCTCGGAAGAGAGGCATCCGGGGATCGCTTTGTCGCATCAGGTTATTGTTAACCGCATCCGTCTGAGCTTGGGTTTGCTTGGCGTAATACTCATCACGCTGTTGCGCAAATTCAGCCGGGGTTTTGCATAACAACAACCCGCCAACCTCGATATTGTCTTTATATTGACTATTCGGGTCAGCTAACAGTTTGAATTTCGGTTGTTCCGAGATATCGACCGGCTCCCAACCTTCCCGTAGTTTGGACGAGACATTGCGGGGATCTGCTTTCGATAAATTGGAAACACGAATCCAGCGATACGCATACCCTTCCACTTTGTCGGGTTCGGGCAGCAATTCGGGGGGCATCCACTGTTTGGGGCGCTCCGCCATCGCTCGGGTTGCAAGTTCACGTGTCAGTCGATTATCGGCCATTTGTATTCTCCAATTTCAAAACTTCTTTCGCATACTGCTCTGGGGTTAGTCCAAGTTTTTTGGCAAGTTGGACTTGGCTCGTTTTCAGCTTCACTTTGTTGGGAGCCGTACTACGAGTTGCCGGAGCTACGACAGTGCTTGGTTTTGAACGGGCGGCTTCCGCAGCAGCTTTTTGGCGCTGTTCTTCGGCCCATCTAGGAAAGCGTTCAATAAACCGACGCCGAATTGTATTGTCCAATTCGCTGTAATACCCATCAGACCCAATTTCCACTCCCCTGCGGCGAAGCTTTTCGTGTAGCCCCAACGCTGCGGCGGTCATTTCCTCGTCAGTTCCAAACCACGGATTGCGCTTTTGCCACGCTACCGCTTTGTCATCTGGCCGAGGGGGTTGCTGGTATTGCTCTGGTTGTGTTTGTACAGGAGTTTCTGGCTCTTGTAAAGCGGGTATTTTGAAATTTTTGGCTTGTGCCAATTTCAAGTTGGCTTCTTGCAGCGCTTGTTGCGCTTCAAGTAGCTTATCCGCATCACCGGCATCATAAGCTTCCTTGAAAGCCCGCTTTGCCATTTCCAATTCCATACCTGCCGCATTCTGGATAGTGGAGGCATACTCCTTCTCTCCAGACGAGATCAGATTCTTCATCCGCTTGTTTTCTTCATACAAGCGTTGAGCAGCCGCTACGGCTTCTTGCTGCTCCCGAACTGCGGCTTCTTTCTCCCGACGCTCGTCATGCCAGACCTTGCGCATCTGTTTGAGCTTGGTTTTGACGGTTTCGTCATACCCATCAAGCTCATCTTTCTCAAGTTCTTGAGCAATTGGCGCAGGCATTGGGGTTTTACCCCGATCCGCCTCCGGCGTATCGTCTTCGATCTCAATCTCAAACTTGTCTTCCTGCGCGGCTTCGGGAGCTTTGATCTCCACCTCATCAGGAAACTTGAATTCGTTGCGCTCCATTTCAGGCATTTTGTCCTCCTTATTTGCGCTTGATGCCACGTGGATCGTCAACCGTACCTTCAACGGAGTCATCGTTGATGATTCGGAACTCACGTCCGTGGATAACTAATCGTGTCCCGGCATGCGGACGGACTAGGATGAAATCCCCTTCTTTGCACCAAGCACCACTCCGAAACCGAATTGGGTCTTTGTAGCAATCCGGGCCAAGGGCGACCACAAACAGAACCGTTGTGAGCAGCTCTTCGTGGTGGATGGTGGTATCAGCTTTGATGATCCCACTCTCAAACTCCTTCTCAATCTCGGGGATTGCGCACAGGATTCTGTAGCCTGACGGTTTGGGGAGTTGTGTTGCCTTATCGCTGGGGTTTGTATCCAGCATTGGGTCAGTCATCCGAATTCTCCAATCTATCTTTGAGGTCTATGACGATTGAGCATGCGGCTTCAAGACCTCGCAACTGGCCGCATACAAAGCGATACTCCTCAAAGCTCGTACAGTTACCGCGTCCAACTGCATCTTGGAGCATCTTCATGCGGTCTTTGTACTGAGATAAGAGGTACTCAAGATTCTTATCCACCATTTACTCCCGGTTGTGGGGTGCTTCTGTCCAACTGATGTTTACCCATCTCTTGGTCTTGGTCCGCCTTCTGGGTGTTCTTCTGATGCGTTTGCTCTGATAACGTCTTGAACACATCAACACCAGTGCGGATCATATTGTCCTGCTTGGTATTGCGCATCTGCGCCACGGACTTGAGCGCATCAATCTGCATCTGCTTCTGCTTGAGCGCCGCGTCAGTCTGGTCCTTGATCTCTTTGCGCTTCTGATCGGCTTGCTTGATCTGAAGCTCCTGCATCTGGATCTGCACCAACGGGTCCTGCATCTGCTGCTGAGCTTGCTGTTGCGCCATCTGCCCCTTGTTCATATTGAGCAGTTGCTGAGACGCCTGCGCCAAGAGTGGCGACAGACGGGCTTCAACTTCTGGGTCCATCGGCACTTCTTCACCAGACGCATCAAACTGAGGTGGCAAAGACATACCAAGCTGTTCTTCTATCTGGCGACGATACTGGAACCCAAGATGCTCGTTCACATGGTTCAGCATCGCTGCTTGCATCTGCTGGGCCATCGGATTGCCCTGCAATAGCGACTGAATCATAGGGTCCTGCATCGCGGACATATGGACCATGATATGAGCTTGGTGGTCCTGATAGAGGAACGCTTTGACCGGTTTCATACGCAGCACGTTCTGGTTCTCAGTCACCGGATCGGTCGGCTTCTGGTCCTCATCCATCGGGACAAGTTTCTCGGCGTTCTTGATCCCCAGCACGTCAAGCATCTGGCGGTGCAGCAACGGGAGGTTGTATAACTGCGGAGCGCCCTGCGCCAACTGAAGAACGGCTTGGTACTGCACGATCTTCTGGGCCATGGTCGAAGCATTGGGGTCGCTGACCGGGATCACATCCACGTTGTCGTAGTCAGACTTTTTAGCCCTGCGGCTCCCAACGTCTGGCTCGTAGCTATACTCCTCGGGCGTATAGGCCGCGATGATATTTTTAAGAAGCCGAAGCTCCTGCTTCATGGAGTAGTGGATGCGTGCCTGAATGGCACTCATCGTCTTGAGCGTGCGCTCCAAGATAGCAAGCGTTGTGCCAACCGGCGCTTGTCCGGACATGTCGCTGATCTGAAGATCTGCCGTGTTGGCGAAGCGACGGCCCTCGTCGATGATCTGGCCAAGGAGCGCCATCAGAGTCTGGCTTGGCTCCTTATATGGGAGCGGCAACAGGTTGTCGCGGATGGTGCCACTTGGCACGTCCACGTCCCGCCACTCGCCCGGAGCGATGGGTGTGTCATCTCCTTTGACCCGCAGCCCACGGGCTTTGAAGCCACCCGGCAGGTTGGCCAGCGTACCCGCGTCAACGAGTTGCCTAATAAGAGAGGTGCCAGATTTGGCAAAAGCTCCGATCAGGTGGATCAACCCGAAACAGTAGAAGCCAAACCCCGGCACGTATCCGTAGTGCACGAAGTGCTGACGGGGGGTGTACATCTCGTCGTCTGGTTCCCAGTTACGGCGAATCCCCAGAACGGTTTGGGTCCCTTTCTCGATGGTCACTATATAAGGAAGGGCGATGCCGGTTGGCTCCCCGTTCTCTTTGTGTTCGTATCCCTTGAGGTCGAGGTGGACGTTCATCTCCAGAATCTTGAACCGATCATCAGAGTTCGCCCGGAACCCCATTTTCTCGGCAATCTTCTTCTCAACCTCATCCATCGTCATCTGGGGTTCGCCCAGATCCACATCCCGGTAGAAGCCAGCCACCTGCAAGCGGCGCAGCTCGTTCTCGGTCTTGCGCATCACATGAGTGATCCGCTCGGCTGCTTCTAAGTTAGAAGCCCCGTATGGCACCACGAGGTCATCAGAGGGCACATATATAGATACCTGACGCCCCAAGTGTGGGTCAAAGTAGATCTTCTTGAAGGCATTACCCGACAGCCCCAGACCCCACAGCATGCGCTCATGCTCGGGCCGATACTCCTGCATCACGTCCGTAAGCTGATGATTCATGTCATCTTGGACACGAATGGACGCTTCTTTCTTCGCTGGGGTCTCTTTACCAACAATCTGAGTCTTGACCGGCCCCGCAGCGGGGAAGGTGCTCATCATTGTCTCGGACTGGAACTTAACCAAAGCCTCGGAGAGCAGGGGGTGGTACACCCCGCATGCGCCCTCCCACGGCTCGGAGCGCTCCTCAATCTTCATCCCAAGCAGTTCCAACCCATCTACATAGGTCTGCATCCAATCTTTGCGGGAGGCAATATCCGAGTCAAAATCGCCCAATAGCTCAGATGCAAGGGACTGCAACTCCTGCTCGTCCATAGATTCGGCCAGATTGGCATTGAAATCATCGTCTGCTTCTTGGCCGGGAGTTAGCTCAATCTCCATCCCGTCGATGCCAATTGACATAGATTCGGGATTTTCAACCTCAATTTCAATGTCCGGAGCCTCATCCATAAAACTGTCCAGACCTTGCGGTGCAGCATAGAGCGATTTTGCGATTGCCATGATGTGCCTTAGTAGTATTCGCGTTTGCGCCGAAGAGAAGGTTTCTCGTCTGGCTCATCTGTCTGGAGCCGAAGGAACCCGCCACGCCGGTATCGTAGAAGTGCTTGTGACATGGAGTCCACCATGTCGTCGTGTTCACCGGAAGGGAAGCTGGCGACCTCTTCAACCAACTCCTCGGCCCAGTGCGTATTAGGCACCCACACGCGCCCGGATGCAAATATATCTGCGACGGCGTTCAAACGAGCGATCTTGTCGTTTCCTTTGCTTGGGGTGAACTCTTGCACGGGGATGCCCATCGCTCGTAGCTCAAATATTAGAGGCGATCCCGCTGCTTTGGCCTCGACGATCAAACTGTCTGGTTCCCACTCCCTGAACTCTTCTTGCGCCCGTTTCTTGAGTTCGGGGAACTCCATGCGCTTTTTGAACGCATTGAGCAAGATGATATTGGCCTGACTGACGCCCGTGTCATCATCTTGATAGAAGATTCCCCATGTTGTACAGGCTGAATAGTCTGCCCGTTCCGTTTTGAGAAAGGCGGTATCCCACGACTGGATTTTGAATTCGCAGTACGGAGGGTCGTCATGCTCCCAAATCCGCCACCATTCCCTCTTAATAATAGCGGAGACATCAGAAGTTGGGCTTTGCTGGTACTGCGCCTGCCATTTTGCGTTTGGAAGCTCCAATTTTAGGGCTTCCAGCTCCTTCAGCGACCAAAATTCGGGCCAAAGTGGTCTTCCAGACGGCAAAAGTGCAGGAAATTCGATCACTTCCCACTCTTCGCCCGATCTTTGGGCCGCAGCCTTCAAAACTTGCCCAGTTAGGTCCTTTTTGGACCACCGAGTCATAATTATGGCGATGGCCCCGCCCGGTTGCAGACGCTGCCGTGGCCCAGATGTGTACCACTCGTACGTTTTATCGTAGATTTCGGGGTTCACTTCGGCCAAAGTGGCCTCTTGCTCCGAGTGCGGGTCGTCAATAATGAGCAGGTCTGCACCTTTACCCGTTACTGCGCCCCCCACACCGATAGCGAAGTACTCACCGGAGTAGTTTGTAGCCCACCGTCCCGCAGCTTTGGAGTCAGCTTGCAGTGCAACATTGGGGAACAGATCTTTGTATGCGTCCGAATCGACCAAGTTACGCACTTTGCGCCCGAAACCCACAGCCAACTCACCCGTATGGGACGCTTGGATAACCTTTTTGCCCGGATATAGCCCAAGAAACCACGCAGGTAACAGATAAGACGCGAACTCAGACTTGGTATGCCGGGGCGGCATGTTCACGATCAACCGTTTGACCTTGCCCTCGGCTATGCGTTCAAAGGCAGCAGCCATCTTCTCATGGTGCCGCCCGTGTATGAATGAGGGCCATACATACTTCACGAACGCCATGAAGTCTGTCTTTGCAAGCTGTTGGGTGGTGTTGCGCCGCGCTTCTGCAATCAATGCCCCAACTTTCTGCTGTACAGCAGGGGGCAGGGTAGCCAGCCGTTTTTGGGCTTCAGCTAGAAGTTGCGGGTCCAAACTCTTCGTCCAGATCTATCTCGCCAATGCTCTTGGGCAGGGGAGTAACTTCCGCATCTTCTACGGCACCGCCGTATAGCTCCAAGGTCTTGCGTAGTTCCGACTCGATGTCGGTAATGGTGCGGTGCGTCACAGTCACGTCGATGCGCTCTGAGAAGAGGCCCACGCTTGAGATCTTGCCCAGATTCTCCAATGCACGCATGCGCTGCTTGGGGTCCGGGTCTACGGACTCTACTATTAGTTTATTAGTGATGTAGTTGCGCAATCGACGCGCAACGTCCAAAACCTCCTGATCCCACTCATTCAGGATGGCTTCTAGATTAGCGATGGTGCCGGAAGTTAGCTCTCTCGCAGGGGGCAATTTGCCCGATGCCGCTATCTGGTGTGAATGCGCTTTGTCCGAGTCCGTAACTTCGGCAGATGCACCCCTACCGACCAACTCTTTGACCGATTCAAAGTAGGCATGCGCCTTTTCCCGAAAGCCTTCTATCTCTTCCGGGGTTGTATCAAAGGGAAAGGGAATCCCAACTTCGGGCGTAATTACGAGCGGCATGGGCTGTTTGTGGCTCCAGTTATGCAGAGTATAGGGCCTTTTCAAATTTTTGCAAATATGGGGGTGGGGGTGTTGCGTTT